TTACAGCTTGATATGCACGGTACGCGGACCGCGACAGAGCGCGTCTACAATTACCGACTTGAATTCCGGGCTTTTCACCAGATCGTCGTAAAGCTCTTCTGGGTCGAGACGTACCGTTAGATGCTCGATAGTTTTTGCCAAATCCGATCGCGGCCCCGTCGCTGCCGCGATGCTTTCAGTCCAGCTTTTGCAGGCTTTGGAGAACGTTTCGCCGATGTCCTTGCGCGGGTCGGACGGGCTGCTATCGGTCGGCTCGACCGTCAATCGCGGCTCGCCAACATAGAAATTCATCGATATGTGACTCGCATGCTCGCCGCCGGCTTTAGCTGACATACGCAAGATTTCGCGCCGGAGCGTGCCGATCCTCGAATCGAGGAACTGCATGAGCTCGCCGACATCCTTATTGAGAGCTTCGTAATCGACAGTCGCATTCTTCATATGGACGACGCCGTCTTCGTCGACTTTGAAGGGGGATGTCTCAGGGCCAACTTCGCAGACGACGTGGCCGCTTTTGGCTGTGATCGTGATCTTGCATTCGGCACGCTTTGCGATGTCGATGAGATCCACGATGAATGTGCTCTGTTCTTTACTCATAGTTATTCCTCGTTTTGGTGGCGATTGACACATGGCGTGGTGAAGGCCATATGCCGGTTGCCGGGGTGGTACCCGGAAGAAACGCCAAGGTTGGTGGCTTTTAGTCTCCTCGTGTCCTTGGCTAGTACGGAGGACGGCGGCTTACGGGTGGTGCCGGGCATAACGCCGTCCTTTTTCTTGTTGCCCCTCGGCCCGAAGGCTAGAGACTGTTTCGTTTCCTCGTGTTTCGGTCTGCCGAACGGTTGGTGGCCGCCGGGAATGGGAGCGGGCAGGAGCGCTTTGGGTTACGTCATTCCCGTGGCCGCGCTTCCCGTCTTGCCGCCATCGGGGCGGCAAGCAATGCACCACAGTTCGCGCCCAATCGCCGCGACGTCCAAACTGTGCCGGACTTCGCCGGTATCCGCTGGCACCTTGCGGCAAGCCACCAGTGAACGTGTTAGGAGGTTCGCACGATTGCGAACCATTAATCGTAACGTGCAACCACAAATCTGATTGCCGATTGGTTGCCGCATTCCCACATGTATAGCGGGCCTGCCGCAAACGGCAGGTACCGCCGCATCGCGTTCTCAGGCAACGCGTACCCCCGGCGCGCGATGCGGTCGGGACCATCAACCTCCGCAAGACATGATTGTTTATTAGCGATACATTGCTCGCATATCGTGTTAATGTGTTCATCCGCCGTGGGACCATTAGTTTAGTGAGGACCACTCGTGGACATATCGCCGGGCAAAGGGGCGGCGGTATGAACTGCTGGCCGGAGCGCGCTGGGGATGAACGTGTTCCGGCCTTCCTAGGATTGGAGCCCGCGGCGCGATTCGAACGCGCATCATCCATTACGGTTAGCGCTTTAGAAGAGCGCACCGGTACGCGGGCAATCTTGTTAGCGTCGACAGTAGCGCCATAATTCGCGGACAATCGTCCAGCCTGCACTGCCGACGGCCACACCAAGGAAGTAGGATGGCAGATCAATCATGACTTCCTTCCCTTCCCCTTCACGCGGCTTGCCAGCGCTTTCAGGTACGCAGGCTCCTTTTTCGGCGGCTTCACGTTTTCCTTCAGTGTTCGCTTCTCTGCCTTACTCATGCCGCCACCTGTTCCGGCTCTCCGTCCTCGGAGAGTTCCTTCTGCCAGGCCGCAAGGGCGCGGTTCATTCGTTCAGTGGCCGAAATCAGCTGGCGGGCAAGAAAGTCCTGCCTTACATCGTCCTTGTCGAACAGGTCGCCGATAATCAGCGAAAGAGCCGTGGCGTCGTTGATTGCTTGTACAAGGCGTTCTTGTGGGGTCATGATGCTTCCTTCAGTTCAGGGTATCGTTCGGGATGTTCAGCGGCGTGCATGAACAGCGAAAAATCAGCCATCATCGTGCGCCAATGCTCTTGATGAACATCGAGAATGCAGGCCGGATCTCCGATGAGGTCAGTCCAAAGCGCGATTTTGATTTCGAGGTCGGCCCGGGACTGAGCGCGGAGTTTGAGAACGGCCTGCTTCAGATGCCAAACGGCCATCCATATTTCGTCATTCACCTTATCAGGCTGATCTTTCGTCTCGCCGCTGCATGCACATGCCAAGGCGTAAAGGGCGTGAATTTTGCTCATGCTGCACCTTAACTAAAAAGAGCCGACCGGACGTCGCGCGACATAATGCGAAGGCTGGCAATGTTGGCGCCGAGAACGTCCATCAATTCGCTCAGCTGTTCGGCGCAGATCTCAATTCCGTGTTTCTTGGCGGCACCAAAGTCGCGTGAGAAAGATTCCCAAACCTCATCCGTCGCTATCGCCAACCGGTGCAAATCACAGACATTCTCTTCGCTGTTCAGGATTCTCTCACGGCTGGACAAAGGTTTCCCGTTCGCGCTCTCGCACGTCATGGCATTCTCCTCGTTTTTCAGTATTGCTGGATGGCGGTTACCGGTTAGCGGTGCGACGCCATTCGAGATAAAGGTGCTTGATTAGAAGCTTTTCGGCGTACCGGGCTGCTCGCCTGACTACGTGCTCACTGTAGGACTCTTTGCCCTTGGCGCTTTCCGCGACTGGCACGTCGAGCCGACCGGCATACATCCGCGCACGCTCCGCAAAGACCTGCTGATAAAGCGTCAGATCATGATTGGCGCGGACGTTCTCACCGAAGATCGGTCGCCACATGCCTTGTGCGCCAATGATGTTCGCTCGCATGTTCCAGCTAACCGAACGACGCTGGCGGTTGTAACCGTGTGCGATCCAGTCGTCAGCGGACGCGCTTTTACCGGGATTGCCCTGACGGTTGCCGTCGATCACGGCGAGACCAAGGCGCTTCCACACAGCTGACACCGATTTATAAGCGCCGATGTCGCCGCATTCGCCGACAATAGTGGCGAAGGAAATGTCACCGAAGCCTCGCACCGATTTTACCCATGGATAGACCGGCAGGCGCTTCGCGGCCTTCACAAGCTGTCTTTCATAAATTGCACGCTGTTCGTCGAGTGGTCTCCCAGCATGCGGATACGGCGCAACATAGTCGTGCAGATCATGCAAGGGATCGGCTGCTGCGGCCTTGTAGATGGCGGCATAGCGCGCCTTGGCCTTTTCTTTCGGCATATCGTCAGCCGGCACGAGCAAGCGGATAACAGCCTGCCCCTGCAAAGAAAGCTTCGTCTGCGCCTTGATCGCATTCTGCCGCAAGCGATGCAGCGTTACGATCTCGGCAATCGTCGCGGTAATATCGGGCGCAGGGCTGTACGGCTCCAGGTGAATCGCAGCACATAATTCGGATGGGTGAACTGCAATGTTCATTACATTCTCCTCGGATGGGGTGCAGACAGATGGGCGACGGCGCCAAGGTTTGCGCGTCTGCATTGGCTGCATCTGACTGCAACGGGTGATTGGGGAGGCGTGTCCATCGTGGGTTACAAGCAGATTGTGGCCGTCCCCAAAACTGTTCAAACCTCACTGGCGTCAGCGTCGGCTTTCATCCGCTCGAGATCGTCCGGCGAAACCGCCTCGCCGACTTTTGCCGCACCAGCGGCATAGCCAACCGACCGCAAGAACCGGGCGTTGCGAACAGCCGTCGCGCCCTTGGCAAGCTCAATCTCGGCGTGGCCTATGATTTCAGTGCCAGTCCATTCGCGCAGCGGCTTAGTGGTGCCTCCGATCGAATACAGAAGCTCATATAGCGATGACTGCAAAGCGCCTTTCGCCAACACAAGCCTTTCGCGAGCCGCCTTCGCAGCATTCTGCATGCGCTCCGGAGCTTTCAAGAATGGCTCTGAAATGGTTGCGGCGCGCTCACTCAGGATGGCTGCACGCTGGACTTGCGGAACCTCCGCCAGAAGCTTGCGGGCGGCATAGAACAGCATCTCTCCGCGAGCGCTGGCGTCAGCTTCGCCAAAGCTGGCGAAAGCAGTTGCGGCACGGTTCATGTCACCGTCTGCCTGCATAAGCATGTCGCGGGCAATCGCCGAAAGCGTGATCGGCTTTGATGCTGTCTGGGTTGCTGTTGGCATTGGTGTCTCCTCTTGTGGTGTTCCTGATCGGTCGGGCGTCAGCTTAGTGGGTAACAAAGGATCTCTGGCCGCGACCGATCAGGAATTAGTAATCTGTTAGGGATGCTTGATTGAATTGCTGTACAACTCAATGCATTTCCTATAACCATATGCATAAATGATCGTAGTTAACAAAGTCAATACAAAAAATATCGAGTTATGCAAAAATGATGTTAACGCCATCCCAATGTCGCGCCGCACGCGCCCTCATCGCTTGGTCCCAGTCGGATCTTTGTGATGCTGCAAAAGTCGGAAGAGCGACCCTGGCGAACTTCGAAGCCGAAAAATCGACCCCCTACGAACGAACTTTACGTGATATCCGTGCGGCGCTTGAAGATGCAGGTGTGATCTTCATTGAGCAGAATGGAAATGGGCCCGGTGTGAGACTTCGAGATCGGAAAGAATGACTATTGCGCGACAATTGCAACCGTTCTAGCGTCGGCCATCGAACGGAGGGGCATAATGTCAGTTGCTGCACTTATATTTGGTCTTATTTCTATCGTGGCAGGCGTGATCGTTATCATTAATGGGCTGGCGGATCGCAGCGGGTTATTCACGATAACGTTTTTATCCTACGGATTCTCCGCGATCGCGTTCGGGATTTTCATGATGTGCATGGGACGGGTGATCGAGCATCTGGGCGCGATCCGAGCCGCCCAGGAGCGCATTGCTGAGAAGCTGGGGAACACGAATTGAAAGTTGGTGCAGCGTTATCAACGTATCGATGGTTTTCCTAGCATTGACGATAACGAACCGCAGTTGAAAGCTGCAGTTAATATGACTGCAGAGCCGTCCTCTGCAACGCAGCCCGGACCGAGTTAACAGCAGCTCCATTGCAGCCTTATTTGCTTTCGTCTCATAGAAGGCGCATCATAATTATCATGACAGTAATTGAAACGGGCGCTGTCGTTCAGGTTTCAAATGCCTGACCCGCAACAAAGGAGGACGAAATGTCTTCCATCGCGTTGAATTCCAGAAACATCACTATGATTTCGCGACTTCTAAGGGAGGCTCGCAAACCCGGCGACACACAAGATTTGCGCACTGATGCTGCACGTTATCTGGCGCGTCGATTTCAGGAGGGAACACGTGACGAAGGCCGGCTACAGATCGCCCTGACACAATTTATCAAAAAACATCGAAGAATGGCAAATGCCGTCGATCGTTGCGATGACGAAGGCGACGCAGTAAAAAGCGAAAAGTAATGGCCCTTTCATTTCCAAACCCCAGCAGAAGTTTCGATGATCTTGAGGTGGGCGTGCGATTTGTCGGCTACGATGGAATGACCTCCGTCCCATTTCTAATCGATAAGCCCGCCCTGGAGAAGAATGGCGTCATTGCAGCGACGGAATCATCGCTTCTTGCCGCCTTCGACGCCTCACGGAAACTGATCTACGATGCTGCTCGCGAGGTCTATTCACAGGCTCGGCAAACTTCCTATCGCATCACCATGGAGGACATGAAGTAGCTTTTTATGCAATGATTGAGCCGATCTGCCGTCGCAATTCAGCCTCAGTTGCTTTGCTCAAATTTAAAGCGCATGGTGCATGTCTCGACAGCTTTTGAAACGGGCGCTGTCGTTGGGAGTGCATACTCCAGCCCCAATACAAGGAGGACGAAATGTCTTCCAAAATTATCAAACCCTACTTTGGACCTACCGACTTTCGAATGATGCGTGAAATACTGCGACGCGCCGGCTATCGGCTTTACGACACCGCAGAAAACCGTGCCGCTCACATATCCGCAGCAAGGCTATTCATTCAGGAATTTCAATCTGTACGCTCACCATCGCGAGCGATGTCGCAGCTTTCTCGGCAACATCCCCGTGAGAATGTGGAAGTATCTCCAGCGGTAATTTGAACCATCCCTGGCTTGGTCGGGTATGCAAGAATTAGTTAATTCCTCAAAAACAGGAAGTTTTCAAAATGCCCCGTGGTCAAAAAAGAAGTAACCGAGAAATAAGAAAGCCAAAAAAAGATAAAGCCAAGGAGAAAACTGCGTCGACAGACGTTGTTGCAGGTCTCTTTCCTACTCCTGCCAATGACATGATCAAAACCAAACGGCATTAGTTATAGCTGTGTCTTCCACTTTTCTTGGTGAGGAGACACAGCCGTATCGGGGTACAATCATGCCAACGTCTACATTTAGTTCAATAGGTAATTTGTATTGCGAAGGTAAAAGTATCGGTTCTGTTGGCTACAGTATTTCCGTACTCACGGAAGGCGAGAGGACGTTTACAAAAGGCGTCATGTGGGCAAGCATGGACATGCTCCGGCAGGCTTATTCAAGCGAGCTCGTTCAGTTATCGTCGGAAAAAGGCGATGGTTTGCTGAGGGTGGACGTACAAAACGTCGGCATTCACGGAAGTGCAGACTTCATTCTTGTGGGAAAGCATACGTTTTAGCGCCACGCATGACTGCTTGGTAATTAATAGACGTAGGAGCCGAGCACCCAGACGACCAATCCGATATCGATGCATATTATGAGGAACGCGATCAGATACACGCTCACTTTACGATCCAACGATTTTGGGACTGACAGTTTCTCCTCGCCAGATTGATCACGTGTCATTGAGACGATACCAGCCCCGACATACCCTCACGAAATATGCCTCTCGGTCCCGAAGCGACGTTGCCGCATGAGAGCTCAAATAGCTTTTCAACCAAGGTATATGCGTCGAGGGCATGTGTTTGGCTAAACATCTCGCGCTGAACGGTTCGCGGACCCTGTTTTCTATCCGCACAATATTCCGGATTGCGGGATAGAGCTGGTTACGGCGAGACCCAATCCTTCGCTCTCTCACCTCAATGCCTGATATTGGGGAACGCAAAATATCAGCCATGGGCCAACCTCAATCGGAGCCGCTTTCGAGGAGGCCATCGCAAGACCAAGGATTTTGCAGTGACTTGCGGGATCGTATAGCCGCCCTCATTCTCCCAGGCTTCCAGTTCTCTTTGATTGGATTGTGATAGCCGTTGGGCGCGGATTGCCAAAAGTATGTCCAGCATCTGCACAGGATCATGGCTTCCGTCGCTGAAAATTTCACAAAGGTGTTTGGCGGCTTCCAGGCGAGTCTCTGGCTTTTCGCAACCCTCCAGCGAATATCCGGAACGTTGCAGGAAAGCACGAAGCGACGGGAAATCTTCAGGGCCAAAGTAGGATAGATATGAAGCGGAAGACATCGCGTGTCCCCTTCATTTTTGGGGCGGGAGATCGTTCTCTCCCAACGACAGCGCCCGTTTCAAAAGCTGTGCATAATGAACAGTGCGCCTTTTCGAATTAAAGTGCAAGCAAACACGTGATATTTATTTAGAAATAATCGGCTCAAAACTCCTATCAGATAATCATGATCCGAAGAAAATCAACGCGTTGCCTTATACCCTTGCATCTTCTCGATTTCGTGAATGAATTGTTCGGCATACTGCGCTGTATTAACGTAGTTCTGTTCATTGGGGCCAAGAATATGATGATGCGTGAATACTGCTTTAAGTCGATCCAGAAATTTGGGTTCGGTCTCGGCTAGATGCCCGATGAGAACCTGAAGTATCTGCTCATGTGCAAGAACCTTTCGTTCTAGAGCTGTGGTGTCATTATCCATTGCGTTTGCTCCTCGGTAAAGAATGGCGCGGCGACCGGGAACGTGAGAATCCACCGCAAGAACGCCGAAGAATGTTCGCAAGCTGCGTCCAATCCTTTGATGGAGAGGTCATCTGTTCATGAGCATTTCTGAGATCACTTCTGCTGGCTGTCGTGTCCTCATCGTGCCGTGGACGTACAGAAGCAGTTTCCAATCCAATGTTACGATTACGTTGTTTTTTCATGATAGCCTCCTCATTAGGCTTCCCCGCCATACTAAAGCGCCTTGGCGAGTTCGTTGCCGCACGCAGTTGCCAGCGCGGTGTTGGGTTGCTCTGTTCCCAACGGTGTGGCCCAACCTGACTTCTCAATAAGAGTACGGCGAGAGTAAGCTGGGGCAGCCTTAAACTCAGCCAGGATGTTCACAACAGCCGGATCGTTTCTTGATTTTTCAAGACAGTAAGGTGTCAAGGCAAGCGCCACCCCGTCGGATATGTTGGATGCAATCCGGCGCTCAGAAGTGCCTTGTGTGACCCATCCACCTACGGAAAACCCGATAGCAATTGCTGCAATGGCACCAACCGATGCGCCGCCGAGTGCGGGCTTTAACCATTCAAACTTGTTCATGATGGTATCCGATCTTCAATGATCGAACGCACATAATTATGCGTTGGATTTTGATTATAGCACCAACGCAATCAACTTTCGCGCGAATTCTTTATTCATTTTAATTCTGCGTTGTCTTGCGGCGCCGAAGTGAATTTTTATGCCTACATAATTTTCCGAGCCGAGCAGGCGTCCACTGCTAGTACCCACCTTTTCCAGGCGTGGCCTTACTGGTTGGGAGATTTACGGGCTTTGCAGAATATATATTTCGGTGTGCTCGTTATTGGAACATAGCCACCGCCAGCTCGTTATGCTGAAAATGATTGCGGCGTTGGGTGCATGACAAACCAAACAGAACTATACCATTCGGTGAGACAATTTGCTGCTGGCGTGAGACGTCGTGATCTTCCATCGCAAGCTATAGCAGAGGCGTTGAAAGACGGTTTTGCGGTGACATGCTCCAACAATAATGAAAACACGATTTCGGAGCTTTTGGCGCGCTTGGAGGCTGCGGAGAGAAAACATCGCGAGTGAATCGCGGCTTGATTTTCTCCTTTCGAGGAATAGAATTTGCTTGCCGATGACATATGACTTCCAACCCCGCACCTCGATGCCGCGGGGTTCTTTTTAGGTAGAGTTCAGCCTAGCGCGGACGAAATCCTTCCGTTTGCGTCAGGACATTGGATACACTGCCCCTAAGTCACCTTAATTGTTCGCTTGCTATCCAAGCACTATCCGTCCACCATGGGTTGTCAGCGATTTAATTGATTACGGGCTTCGCTGACACGGGTTGAATTGCCCTTGCCCGCAATTTGAAAGGAGGACGCTATGTCTTCCATTATCTATAATGGCGATTTTCACTCAAACCATCGCATTCTAAAGCAGATGATTATTAAGGCCGGCTATCTCACGTCCAGGATGAAGCCCCTACCAGGACCCCATTATAATGAGTCAGCGTTAATTCTGAAGAGTTTTATGGCTGGAGTAATGGGCGACATTCAAACGATCCCAGGTCCGCGGACGGAAGCGTCTTCCGCTTATGGCACGGCTTAACCATTATTGTTTGGTGGGGCCCAAATAGGGCCTCTCAAATAATAAATTGAAATCGTTATACCCCCCGTAAAAACAACGGGAATGTTAAGATATTTAAGTATTTTTATAATTTAAATTAGCTGAACCATATTAAAAATTTGACAAACATTATTAAAATTGCTAAAAGATGGCATCGAGATTTTCTTGTTGAGCTTAACTTTCTGCACGATTAGCGCCGTGCGTTGGCGAAAACTCCCTTTAAAAAATCGTTTCATCTCTGCGTTTGTTTCAAATGCAGCTATCAATATTTCTATGAGAGGGGTTCCAATGAACACCGGCACAGTTAAATGGTTTAATACAGCAAAGGGCTTTGGGTTTATTCAGCCTGAGAATGGCGGCGGCGATGCGTTTGTTCATATCTCTGCGGTTGAACGCGCAGGTATGTACTCGCTGACCGAAGGCCAGAAGCTTACTTATGATCTGGAGCAGGATCGCAAGTCCGGCAAAATGTCGGCCTGCAACCTGCAAGCCGCTTAAATCGCTGATTTTCTTTCCTTTGACCACGGATGTACTGGCACTGTCGAAAGAAGTTGACTTAGGGTCGGGCCATTGCCCGGCCTTTTTTATTTACCTTTAAAAAGGATTACAACAATTGCCCCAAGATCCACGCGGCTCCTTTACGAAACATACTCTTTTCAAGCCCGTCCCTTCCTCTCGGGAGTCGATCGCTTCACGCACCAATAAAGCCGTGCGTACTATTCTCGACGCGGAAGCAGACGAGCGGGTTGCCAAGACGCTGCGCTTGCGAAAACAACGCCAAGAGATGGAGAGCATTATGCCGCCACCCTCAAAAAAGGGCTTGCGCAATAGCCGGTAGCGTTGAGCTTACACAACTTCGTTATGACCCGATTTGCAATATTTGACGGATTTCCGGGATGATTAGGTTCATGCGCATATACATCACCGCGAGCTCTTTTGGTGTTGACGAATGCCGTGCTTCTAGCAATCGTTGGACATGTGCAAAAATATCTGACATACACGCGTCACGAGAACAAAATAGCAACATTTCTCATGGAGATTTGAAACGATTATGGCCATTAAGTTTACGAGCACTCCTGACCGCCCTGCAGAACCTAAAACTGGCAGTCTCTCAAAAAAGAAGAGCCAAACCAAGGCGGACAATAATCCGGAGTTGGACCTTAACACCGACGGAAAGTAAAATTAAATGACCAATGCGCGGCTTATCGTGGTTGCAGCATTCGACCGTAATGCAGACGGCGAGTTGGTTCCGGCGTTCGAACCCATGGCATTTGAAACAGAGAGCCGTGCGTTACGTGCAGCGCAATCGCTGGAGGGCAAACATGTCGGTGTAGTCGCGTGGAGCCGCGAAGCAGATCCCCACGTTGGAGAATATGGACCGCCTGCTGTTCTGTTTCAGTGGGGAGATATACCTTACATGGAATAAGGCTTCATGACCCGCCCAGCGGGGGCTGGGCTTGTTAGCAGTACCCATTTAAAAGACTCTCCGGGAAGAAATTGATCTTGTTCAGATCGTATCGTAGTATTGGGCGGCGTAATTGCCGCTCTCGTCTTCACGTGCTTTATGGTGTAGCGACTTCCTCGTTGAAACGCTTTATGTGTAAGCCAAAACCGCCCCAGCAAAGCCAGGCGCGATCTTTGCGGATAGATGAAATATCTAGAATGGGATCTCGTCATCCAGGTCGCGGCTGAACCCACGCCCGAACTCGGGGGCTGATTTCTTTTTCTCTTCCGCGCGAGGCGGAATAAGCGCAGCTGGTTTTTCGACTGGTGGCAGTCGTCGGCGTTCGTCTTCTGAAATTTTTTCTTCGCCAATGGTCTGTATGATCTGATTAATCATCTTGACTGACACGTCATAAGTGCCCGCCAAAGCACCAGGAACTGCGAGGATTTCTATCGCCACCCGCGCCACTGCAAGAATGTTTATTCTGCTCTTTTCAAGATCCTTCTCGAATTCATCCAAGCGTGCACGAAGCCGCGCACGCGTACGCTCGTCGCATTCTGAGCGTTCCAACGCCTCTCGTAGATGATGCAGCTTTGTTCGGATGTTCTCCTTGGCGGCAGGCGATAAACCAACGGTTTCTTGACGCTTCGCAATGCGGCTATCCAGTAGCAGCTGCGTCATATAATGATCTAGATCAGCAACAAATTGTTGATATTCATTTTGGGAAAAATTTTTGATTTGAGGAACATCCATTGTGGCAAACGGCTCAACTCGAAACCGTCTAGCGGACGCTATTACGACGTTCATAAAACCGTGGCGAGCCTCTTCAATTATATGCCAATCGCTTTCGTCATTTCCGTTTAATTGATTCAAGCGTTCTTGCAGACGTCTGCGAGATATCCGGACGAACTCTAGAAATGCTGCATTCTCATCTTCAGGAAGTTCATCCAATTCGTCTTGGCTGATGAAATCGAATATCTGCATTATTCCCGCCTTTCGCTATTTAAGGTGGCGGGCGCGGATGAGGTTGGCAAGGGAGCCGGCTGCGGCAAGACAGGGTTTTCCGCAGGAATCACGGGGTCAGCACGATGGCGCTCTTTTAACGTAAGACGGTTCTGACAATCTCTCGTCATCGATCATGCATTGACGAGGGAAAACTTTCTACGGCAATATCCTCTCTAGGGTATAGGGGGATAATATGAAACGCAGATGGCTTCTTCTTTTCGGAGCACTGGCTTTGGCCGGGTGTGAAACGACAGCTTCACCTCAATTTGTTGCTGGTCATTATTACATGACTGGAGACTCAGCATGTAAGAAATTCGTTTGGCGGAATGGAGTTCCTGCCATCGGTTGTTTCAATGAAAAAGGGCAGAAAACAGAAATTCGTCGTCCAATGACCGATCAGCAGCTCTACGTCTATCAATCGAACCAAGCGATTGCGGCACAGCAGAACGCAGCAATGTCGGCCCAGATTGCTGCCAATAATGCGGCGTTAAATGCGCAGACCGCAGCAGCCTATAATCGATCTTCAAACAATTTCGGCGTGCAGCCGATAGCCCCTCCGGGTGGATATCAGGTGCGGTGCTTATCGAACGGCTTCTATACGAACTGCCGATAGTACCGAAAAAAATTCACTGTTACACAGGAGCCTTTTTCATTATGGATGCCAACTTGTTACCCGCTCAAGCTATCGGTCCCGGAAGCCTAAGGCCAGCAGTATATCTCGCCCACAATGGCATAAACGAACGCATCCGGGCGCAATTGAGAACAAAATAAGAACTTAAACTCTGTGGACATTGCTAAAAACGAACCCGCAGATTGAGCGCTCATTTCGATTGTGTGGGATATTGGCTCAATATCTACGGTAGAAACTTTTGCACCGCCCAAAAAGCGAAACCCCCGGAGGGGCCGTAGCCTGTCCGAGGGATCTAACAGTCCGGCATCGTTTGCTTCAGTGACGAATACCGGCTCACACCGATGTTGATAGCACCATGAATGCAGCCGCACAACCTGATTATGACGTTCTCGTACAGAAACTCGAAGCATACTTATCAGAGCCACGAATGCGGCGCTATCTGCTCAAGGTATCTTTCAAAAGTGAAAGAGCGCTTAAGCTGTATATATGGAACGCGCAAATGGGAGAAGCGTTCCATCCGTCGATCCAAGCTTGTGAAGTCGCGTTGCGCAACAGGGTAAATATCGCTCTAATTTCCGCCTTTGGCGCTGAGTGGTGGAGCTCTGAGGGATTCTTGTTGATCGTTGATCGCGAGCGCGAAAAGGATCTGCATTTGGCCCAAAAACGTATAAAAAATCTAGGAAAGAAGCTAACAACCGACCAGATTGTTGCCAACTTATCTTTTGGTTTCTGGGTCGGAGCCTTGTCTGGCAATTACAATCCGAAGGTATGGAGTGCCAATCTGAAAGCAGCATTTCCAAATCTTCCTGCAGGAATAACACGAAGCGACATTCATCAACGCGCAAAAGATATAGCAGATTTACGTAATCGCATTTCGCATCATGAACCGATTTTCGATAGAAATTTATCAAAAGAACATTCCCAAATCATGGAGTTCCTGAGATGGATGTCGCCTGATAAATCGCTATGGATTGCCGGTTCATGCCGCGTTCAAGCGACCCTGCGATGTAAACCATAACAAATTTCATACCACGGTGGTTTTTTATCTGCGGAGAGACGCCCCGAAGGTCCGTAAACAATAAAGGGCCCCTGCGATTGCAGGGACCTTCAACTAGTATCTAGATATATTACTCTTCAAGGAGATGAGCAAGATCACTTGGGGGAACAACTCTTTTTAGTTCGACGCTTCTAACTTCATTATCGACACTTTTAATTCTTAGCTCAACCCATATACTTTCGCGCTTTCCGAGCGAAGAAAACACTTTCTCTCTGTCAGCCACCTCTAACAGCCGATCAGCGAATTTTATTTTATACTCATCATCACCATCTTGTTCTTTCAAAGTTACGACCATCGTTGTTGGATCATCAGTATTTATATCCGTAACGCGAACGTTTTTAATAGCGAAAACAATATCTGCTTTATTACGAGGGCTCGTCCTGAGGGCTTTAGCTTCATCTTGCCCGACATGCACATCATTAATGACAGAGCCGTTTGTTTTTGAGGCAGCCTTTAGTAGTGCCTCTTGGCTAGATGTTGTGAGGTCGGCAGCCTTCTTGCCAACCTCCCCGCTTTCCTTCATTGCGCCCAGAACAACTTTGAGCGTTTCAACTTGTTGCGCTGATGCAAAACTCAGTTTTTCGATCGTTGAAATATGCTCCGAACTTTTCAGCTCGGCCAGTTTGATTTCTTTTTGCATCTCCAAGAAGGATGATGTTCCCCATGCTGTCGCTGTAATGAGTGCAATCCCCAGAACAACGATAGCGATCTGTCTTCCCGACATTTTGGTCACCGCCTGAGGTATAGATTTCAAAACGACTTCTCGGATATCAGCATAGAGGTCCGAACTACCTCCTTTAACGACAACCGCCAAGTCAAGCTCCCGGCGCTCATCCTCCGATATGTAGTTAGCGTTGGCAACACCGCTTTTCGATAGAGCCGCCAACTGATAGATGTGTTTTTGAATTTCAAGAAACGCCTCCATGAAAGGTGGCGTTATCGATGAATCCTCCGGAGGATTTGGTAAGTAAACCTGTAATTTGTACCAGTCGCCGAATTCAAGATTGCTTGCGTCGAACTCACGGTATTTATCCTTGTTATTTACAAGGTCAAAAAACAGGACCTTAGCCTGCTCTTCATTCTCAATGCGCATATGTTGCCCGCCCCGATAAATGGTTTGGATTGTCTAGCGATCGAAGAGACTAGATGTCAAGTTTACCTCGTTCAGATGCAGCTTGCCGCTGTGACTAGCCGAATAATCATCCAGACGAAGAGTTGCTCGCGGCGGCCGCGGTTTTCGCGGCCGTTTTAACACAACAGTTTTATTAAAAACGATTGGTCCCCAACGCCTGTCCTTCACTTCGGCACTTCAACAAGCTGAAATGAAGCTCCAGGGAAAAAGCCATCGCCGATTTCCAAGCTGTTTGGCATCATCCGCATGTTCATGACGGGATTCTTGAAACGCACCGTCGAGCCAACGCCGATATATGAAGGCAGAAACGGCTCGATCTTCACCTGCAAACTCGTACTGACCGCAGTGGCATCGGCTACAACGCGCGCGATGAAGTTGTAGTCGCCGATCGTAAAGCCTAGCAGGTCGCCTTCCGTCAAAATCAGTCCAGACACCACGCCGCTCAGGGTGAGTGTGTTGCCGCTGATTGCAGCCAGCGTCGCGGTGCCGGTGATTGCCGGATTATCGGCCTCCCCCCAGTAAGCTTGCGGAATACATGCGTCTTTCGGGGTGTAGTGCACCGTCACCTGACCGCCGCGGCACCGATCTGAAAATGCCTCAAGTCGTCGCCGGTCAGCCGGGCTCAACGAGATTATACTTGCTGTCCAGCTCCAAAACGGATCGCCATTCTCAATAAACGCGACTGCCCGATCGCCGTATCGGGACGTTGAAACAGACCGATTGAGCTTCAGAGGACTCGCTTGGTAGTTCAAGCCTTCGGGAAGGGTTTCGGCCATATTAGAACTTCCCGACGGCTGGAGTGCATTCCCGCACCGGCAGTGGATCGGTAATAAATGCCTTCGTGGCCGTGCCTTCCATGACCCAGAACTGATTACCGGGATAGCGACGGGCCATGCGCTGGGCCATATCTTCTGCATCGTCCACCGAGGTAAAGCCCATGATCGGCGTCTTCTCATCGTCTTGTAGTACGCAAATATCGCCACCCTGCGCCGGCGCGGGCGTAACAAAATAGATATTCATCCATATCTCCAAAAAGAAAGGACGGCCCGAAGACCGCCCTTGTTGAAGTCAGCGCCGCAACATTCCGCGGCTATTCGCTTGTTTGACACCCTGCGAAACTGCATTCGCAAAATGAGGCGATCGCTGCCAGGCCATCATGCCCTTCGCGAGCCCTTCCTGCACCATCGCCGATACTTCGGCATTGCCGGTGGCACCATTGACCGTCACGTTAATGGTCGGTCCGCTCACCGAATTATCGGTGCGCGAGTTATCAACGCTGGAATTACCGGCAAGCTGCGACACACTGGGGATGCTTGGAACTGGTATAGACGCCGATGAAATACGCGGTGCCGAAAAGCCTACGCCGCCGCCGCTGCGTAATTCTGGCAACCGACCGGCGTTCATGGCTTCCAGAACTGGCAGCCACTTCTGGGTCGCAGCAGCGTTCATCATGAACTCCCCATTCGACCCCCACAGCAACACCTTGTCGTCACGTGGTCCGCCAGGACCACGAATACGACCGCCGCTGTCATAGCCCGGTATCTGGCCGCCGTCTTTCAGACCGATCAGACTGCCGATGCTGTTAAAGAAGCCGCCGAATGCGCCGCCTGCCATACCATTGGAGGACGGTTTGAACAGTGCGTCAAAGCCAGCGCTTAGGAACAGATCGGCCAAGCGATTGCCGATGTTCTTCAACGCATCCGCCAGACTGTTTGCGCCAGTAATTGCACCGATCGTGCTGCTTTTGAATGACTCGTAAAAGTCGTTCGCGGCTTGCTCAGAACGTCGCTGCCGGTCTTCAACCAACTGCAAAGCCGCAGCTTCCCGTCCATAGGCTTCAGCAACCTGGTCGATCTGAGCCCGCTGATCTGCCGAAATTTTTATGTTCGACAGGTCAGTCTGGCCTTTTTTGATCGCCTCGTCCTTCAGCTTCGCCAGAGCGGCCTGCTCAAGATCCATTGCGATCCGGCGTTTCTCTTGCTCGGCAGTGGACTTTCCGACCATTTCGGCCTCGAGGCGCAACGCTTCGGTGCGGTCCTTGACGGCTTGAATGTCGGAGTCGATCTTCTGGTCGGTGGACTTCTTAACGTCCTTCGGCTTTTTGCCTTCCTTGGATCGAGCCTTTTCACCAGCCAGTTCGGCGTCAGCGATGCGCTTGACCATAGCTTCGTCGGGCGTCGTAACTCCCTCGGCCTGTAGGCGCTTTCGGACATCCGCGAGCTTCGTTTCGAGCGCTAGTTGATCCTTAGTCAGACCAGCTCGCCGGGTGGCGTTCTTTTCGAAATCGGCAGCGGCTGCATTTTCTTTTTTCCGCTGAATGATGAAGGGATCGTTGGCGGAGCTTGTGGCTTTTGCTTCGTCAGGGACGCCTACCGGGTAGGCAGCGGCCATAGCCTTGCGGGCTTTCACGGCAGCGTCATACACTCCGCCCAAGGTGACAATGGCCTGCTCCATTGTAGAGAGAAAACCGGCAATGCTGGGGTTGGCGTTAGACAGGCTGTTGATGGCGGTAACCGCTTCACCGGCACCAGTTTTGGTTTCAAGGAGTTTATCGATTATTCCTTGAAGTTGCGCCTTCTGCTGATCGTCAATGAATTCCTGCTGGCGCAAGTTTTCCAGTTGATCGCGAAACTCCAGAACCCGTTGCTCGGCTTCCTGAATGCCGGGCATTTCGCCGACGCGCGTTGACATGGCCTGAAGGCCAGACATGCGGTCAATGGATTCCTGAACCCGTTCAGTAAGTTCAACGACCCCCTTACTGACGTAAGTGTTATTGATCGCATGAAGTCGCTCCTTCGCCTTATCTGCGGTAATTGCGAAGTTTTGGAAATCGCTGATGAGGTTTGCAATTTCACGTCGCGCAGATTTGTCTGCATCTGACATGCCAAGATTCTGCATGACATTCTTGAGCGGAGCCGTAGCATTCGCAGACAAAACATCCAGTTCGTCGCCCTGCCCAAGAAGGCTACCCCAACGTCCGCCACCATTCCGCAACCGCTCAAGCTCACTGGCGATATTCTTAAGCTTCCTCGCCTTCTCCGGATCGGCCAGATTATCCAGCGACTCAGCCGCCTTATCGATCCCATCCGCGGCCTTGGGCGCAACCAGCCCGAGCTTTTCCATCTCAGCGCGAAGAGAGTCTGAGTTTTTCTGCGCGGCCATGGCGCTGACGGTATAGTTACCAACGGCCAGCACAAGCGCACCACCGATAATAGCGCCAAGCGGGCCAGCTGCCGCTCCGAGACCGCCCATAGCCTGCACAAGGCCCATAGCGCCCTGCGCGGCCTTCGCCGCTTGATGGAACTTAACGAGAGCCGCTGTCGTGGTTCCAAGCGTCCGGATCATGCCGCCCAAAGACCGACCGACGAGCACACCGGCCAGAACCGCGGCCAGCTGCATGCCTGCATCCGCTACCTGGTCGAAATTCTGCGAAATCAGAATCAAGGCGCGCGATACGGTGGCCGAAATGCCGGTCATATCACCGGCCGTGCCAATATACTGGAGCATGGCATTATTAATGGCGGTCATGCCGTCGCCAATGGTCGCGTTCGTGGCGGCAAACTGTGCTTCAATCGTCTTTTGCGCGTTTATGATCGCTCTAAACACGCGATCAGACGTGAGCTTGCCTTCGGCGCCGAGATCTTTAAGTTTCGCAACCGTCACGCCGAATTCATCCGCGATAGCCTTGGCGACGATAGGCGCGTTTTCGCGCAGCGAGCGTAGCTCGTCACCCTGCAGAACGCCACTGCCGAGTGCCTGGCCGAGCTGGAGAATACCAGCCGCCTGTTCCTGCGCAGACGCGCCGCCGGCCTTGAACGCCTTGGAAACGAGATTGGTAGCCAGAGCGATTTCGTTTTCGGACTTGGCAACACCTGACGCAGACCGCACCATGCGCGCGTAAAGATCAACGTAATCCTCGACGGACACGCGAGCGTCGTCTGCCCCAGAACGCAACTCCTTTAACGAGCGCGTCTGCATGCCGGTGGCAGCGGTCGCTGCCTTCAACATGTTTTCGGCAGTCGTCCATTGGTCTGCGTACTTGCGGACCTCGTTTGTACCCAAGACGGAGCCGACCGCAGCCAGTCCTTTATTTAAGCTGCCGCCGAACGATTTCTGGAATGTCGCGTCGAGCTGGCGGCGAAGCTTGATTGCGCCCTCCTCAATGCGGCGCATATCGGCATTGGCCCGGTCTGCTATTTTATTGAAGGCGCTGTCGGAACTCCTGCCCATAGAGTTCAGCATTTCTTCCATTCGCTTCTGCGCACGTCGCATCGATGCGACATCTGAGGAAATGGATAGAATAATATCGGTGTTTTCTTCGGCCACGCGGCTCTCCATAAAAAGAAAAAGCCCGCACTAGGCGGGCTTCTTGGGTTTTCCGTATTTCTTGAGCAGATCATCCATCTGCGCGTCGGTCGGTGGCTCTGCGTTTTTCTTCCCGCCTCGGGCTTCCGTGAAGCCATCAAGAGCGGCAAGGAACTCCGTCAGAGACGAGTTCCAGAATGTTTTCGGCGTCCATCTAAGGATTCCGAAAGCTGCCTGCTGCCACGCCAGCCAAGGGAAATCGGCAGCTACGCTTTTCCCTTGGCCTTTCCGTTTCCCGAGTCGCCCTGAAAATGGTGCGCTAGCGCAGCCTGAAATGCCGTGGAGAGCGAAGCGAAATGGCTCAAATTCAATCGCTCGATCGCTGCGGCAGCATCGCCCCGAATGGTAAGATGACGAATGCCTGCCATAGCCGCGTTGATCTCGGTTTCCGACAGCAGCGTGAACAGGTCGTTCATAGACTTGCAGCCAAGATCGGTCGAAACCGCTGCCAAGCCCTTCATTGTTGCCGCGAGGACGATTTCGACGCCACCGATAGTGACGCCGACTTCGCCGCGAGCTCCGTTAACCGGAAGCTCCATGTTATACCTCAGCTTCGAAAGTCAGCGGACCTGCTGCTTCGAAGGTAGCGCTGAAGTCCATATTGCCTTCCTGCTCGCCGGAGAATTCAAAGTCCGTCACGAACCACGGGCCTTCATATGAGCCAAGGCCAGGAACAATTACGATCGCGTTGAAAATCGCAGCGTCGTTCACCTTGCCGATGAAGTAGGCGGAATTCGCACCCGCCACGAACTTACCGGAGCCGGTAAATGTGCGCTGCTTGATACCAGGCACGCCAGTCTTCTGCGGCGTTGCACCGGGATTCTGGCAATCTGGGATCGTGGTATCGACGGAGTTTGCCGACATATTGAACGAACGGGTCTGCAATCCACAGAGGTTCGTGAAAACTTCGGGAGTTGCGCCATCGCCAATCTGAATGAGGAGAAGGCGACCGATTTGCTGTCCATCAGCCATTTTATGGCCTTTCAATAAAAAAGCCCGCCGAAATGGCGGGCTGCGGTTGAACTGATTGTTTGGGGATGTGGGCTAGGACAGGCGTTCTGTCCTGGCGGTAAACTCGACGACGCCGTGTAGATGGGCGCCGTCCAGATCTTTGAAAATCTGCGTTCGGTTGTGGTCCAACGAAACGAGCCTATATGACTGCATCGTCAGGCTGGCATCAGTGAGCGCACCTTCTACGGCCCGCGCGATCCTGCTGGCCTCCACACGGCTGCTACCAGCCGGTGCTTTCGTCCAGACGTGAATCGTCACGTAAATAAGCCGGCCGGATACGCAGGTTTTGTCGTCTCGATGGTCGTCAAAATCACCAATCTCGACGTAAGGCGCGGTAGTGTCTGACGGCACGATGTCATAGATCTTAGTGCCGACTAATGCCGTAAGATCGGGCCAATAACGCAAACGAGAAACGATCGCGCCCTGCAATTCTAAGCTTTCGCTATCGATCATTTTCGCATGGCCTCTCTGATCGCCTTATTCATCGCCGCACGAATGCGTCTGACGGCTTTCTTCCGCATGCCGCGCCAGACTGGGAAAACGTGCGGCATAGCGGGTGTAGCGGCGTGCGGCCCTTTGGCCTTGGTCATGACTGTGCCAGACTTGTACCGACGATCGACGCGAGCAGCGGTGCCAGCGCTTGCCTTCGTGCCGAATTCCAGAAAGCGCCAGATCCAGCTTCCGTAGACGCCGACAGCATTCGGGTCCGTCGATTTGCGGGCGCCGAAGACCTCTTTGCCTGGATTATCGCTTTGCTTGGCGGCGTGGATGCTATCTCTGTATTCGCCACCGCCATTGGCGCGAACTGGAGCGCGCGCCTTGATTGCTTCTGCAACTTCTTCAGCAACCTGCAACTGGGCTTCGGCCATCTTTTCGATCGCCTTCGGCGCGATCTGCTGAATCTTCTTCATCAGATCGGTGCGCTTAAGCTTCGCACGAACCACCATCAGGCGACCTCGTTTTCAATAACCAGCATTTCGAGAAAGCGGTTTGTTTCGTCGGGGTTGACGATGGTTTTAATGCCAAAAACGCGATTTGGGTTTTCGCCGGTCTTGCCTGCCCGAGCATCATAGGCGCGCCAGGAGGCTGTGACCTGTCTCGCTGCTGTGCTGCTGTAGATCGTCAAGTTATAGGGCTGTTTTGAAACCAGCCTTGATGCAACGAGGCTTTCAGCATTGCCGCCAAACTTCGGTTTCAAGCGTGCCGGTACGGTAAACTGGTCAACCCATTCTCCGCGGGTGCCGCCGAAACCATCATCAATCTCGACCCGTTTGGCAAAGGTAATGCGGGCGTTCAACTGGCCGATTGCATCAGCTCGATACTTCGTGTCGGCCATCATCGACCTCTTCGGTAATTGCAAAGCAGGCTGTCAAAAGCCGACCATTCGACCGTCGCACTGTTAGCCCGAACGAGGTAGGCATCGGCAATCCACAACAGCATGGCGTGACGAATAGATGCTGGAAGTGGATTGAAACCTGCATTCATGGTGACCGCTATACGAGACCCGGGCCGAACAATCGGCCAACGGCTTCCATATGCCGAGGCAATCGACGGCTCGACACCATCGCTGTTCAAAACATATGCATCAGCGTTTACCGAGTTCTTCGATCCGTCGGGAGCGATATATTCGATCTTATCGACTTCTGATACCGGACCAACCGATAGACGAGACATGTCGGAAAAAGCATCGCATGACGCTTCGATCTTTTGCCCCGCGACGACGATCCCGCAATACTTCTCAACAAAGTCAGATGCGGCCGTAATGAGCGATCGGATGTAAACGTCATCATCGTCGTGCATCACATTCAAATGGCGCTTTACATCCTCAAGCGCGATGACATCGCCCGTCGGACCGTGCGCGACCTTATACGGATGCCACATTCGATCGGCCTCGCTTCTCGCGCCTCTCCCCATTGGGAACGGATTTCACAGCACGTTCGACTTCGCCATCATCTGTAGCGGGAATAGCAAAACCAGCGTTGATGAGGCGGATCGCTTCGGCCTCGGCAAAGTCGGCGACGGCGCCAGGTTCGAGCGTGTAGGTCGGCCCTGACAGACTGGTCGTAATCGTAATTTTCATGAGCGTCCCCAAAAAGGAACGGGGCGATAAACCGCCCCGAAGATTGATTAGCCGCCAGCTGCAGCGTTTACGAGATGCTTGACCGCAGCGGTATCGCCGAGCTCACCGTCAAAGCGGATGATGCCGGCAATGCCGAGATCCGGCCAGAAGCGCTCGCGAAGAACGCCAATCACCGGAGAACCGACCTTTCGGACAAAGTACTTGCCGAAGTCACCGAACACGATTGGCTTGTTGCCCGCGCCGATGCCAGCCATTGCCTGGTTGATGCTGTATCGATAGCCAAGCAGGGTGCCGGGCTCGCCCTTCGTGATGTCACCCATCGACCAGATGTAACGACCTTCGTTATCCTTGATCTTACGGACAGAACCAAGGGTAAGATCGTTGAACATCCAACGCGTTTTCGGGCTTTGGCGATAAGCTGGGTCGACCGAATGCAGCAGGTCGATCAGTTCGTCAGAAGTGATCGCCGCCGAGGCAGCCGTTTCCTTGCCAAGCGAAGAGGCGGTGACGAGACCGTTCGGGCTGTCGGTGCCGGTGCCGATGGTCAGCTGCTTGTTTGCAATACGACCAAGGCGCTCGCCTAGAAGCTGGCCAAGCAGGGCTTCAACACTGAAAATTGAATCCTGTGCAAGTTCCATGGAGAACTTGACGAACTCAGTGTCGTAAACGAACGCGTCAAGGTTCTTCTGACCGAACGTCACGTCCTTGCCGCCATCGTCGGTCAATGGCGTTCCTTCGGTGTGCTTTTCGGCTTCAACTCCGGTGTCATCAACCGTCGGAATGCTGATACGATTACCAGCGGAAGTAACGATCTCGGTCGCGATGTCCTCATCGTACATCGGGCCCCAAGCCTTCATAGACTTGACGATCTCGTTAGCGAGCTCGACCGGTACGGTGTAGCCGCCGGCGGCGTTGGTCGCCGTTACCTGTGTACGGGTCTCGGAGGCGGGCTGAACGCCACGCTTTAGAACGGCGCGCTCTTCTCCCGACAATTCGCCGATATCGGCATTGTTGGCGAGAAATTTATAGAACACGGAACGATATTCGATTTCGTCGCCGACATCGCTACCGCGACCTTCGGAATCGGAAATCGGGCGCTGTCGTGCTCGCTCATCTGCTGCGCGCGCTTCAATTTCAGCGAGCGTCTTCTCGCGCTTGATAAGATTTTCGATCTTATCAAATTCCGTCATGATGCGATCATGGCGTTCGTTCAGTTCATTGGATCGCGCTTCGTCGGTGTTCGACTTGATTTCGTCGAGGGCTTCGCGAGCCTGCGTGACCAGACGGCCGCGCTGCTCGTGCAGTTCGGTAAGAGACATTAGATTTTCCTTGAAGATAACGGTTTTGCTCTGGCCTGCTATGCAGACCCTCCGGCATGCCGGGTAATGGTCACGACATCAGGCGATGCCGCGAATTCGCTGCTCAAAAGAGGCGCGTTTCTCGGCGATACGGCGGGCCGCCGCCATTCGATTTTCATCTCGGCGCCGCGCTATTGTCGCATCAGCCTCGGCTCGCCACGCATCTAACGAGCGTTTCGCCAGATGAGTGTCTTCGTAAGCGGGGGTGGGAGTGGCAGTGACTTCGAAAAGCTCCGCCTCAAGAATGGTGCGATGAGGTATCGCGCCTGTATCATCCCATTCCTGCTTAGTTACCCGCATTCCGAAGGACATGCCCGTGATGTCACCGCGCTCTACCAGTTCCCATAGATCGTTACCGTCGGTGGTGTTGGGCACATCGATTTCGACGTGAAGCCCGCGAGTATCTTCCTTCAGCCTCAGCGTGTTGCTTTTGGTCCGACCCAGCACACGACCTGAATCGTGGTGCAGAAGAGCCAGGATGTCGCCACCGATCGCCCCTGAAAATGCGCCGGGCGCTATTCGCTCGACAAAATAGTCGCCGATGGTCGTGTTGCTATTCCAGATAACCGCGTATCCGGTCAGCACACGTTTACTGTCGTCTGCACGGGTCTCTACGCCGAGAGACCCGCTACGTTTTTCAATTTCGGTCATGCTGCAGCATTTTCCTCAACAGAATGGTCGTTGGCAGGTGTTTGAGCGATCGCAGGTTGCGTCCCCAACGGAACGGTCGCGCCCTGAATATGAAGCTGATCCGCCGCCCCGCCCTTTGCTGGCAAGTTTTCCAGAGAACGCACTTCATCTGGTGTCCGGATACCGTTTTGGATTGCCACCCCATAACCGTCCATGCGGCTCTTGAAGTCACCACGGAGAAGCCCGTCCAGATTGTGGCGGATGTAGCGAGTGCCGCCAGCGACCTCGAATATCTTCAGGTTCATCTCATCTTCGAGCGCCTTGGCCCATTGCATGATCAGGTGCTTGACGAGATGCAGATCCTGCTGTTCTGCATTCGAAAAGCTAGCATGCGTAAGATCCTGCAAGAATACAGGTGGAAGTTGCCAAGTGCGGGCGATTTCTTCGACCTGAAAGCGGCGTGCGTCGATCATCTGGCCCTTGGCGGGGTCATAGCCAACCTGGGTCAACTTGTGGCCGGGCGGCATTGGAAAGATCGGCTTTTCGCTCTTTCGGGCTTCGTCAATTGCGCGATGAATATCGCCCATCGCCCGTTGCATGGCCGCCCCGCCTTGAGGCAGAGGGCCTTCTAGGGCTAGAGGCGGGACGCCGCCGCCGGCAAAGAAGTTCGACCCGTAATCATTCATGGCGATGGCAAGCTGAATTGCCTTGGCTGCCTGAGCGATAGGGCCGAAATGCCGAATGCCATCAGCTCGCAACATGAATGGTACGTCTATGACATCGGCGGCTGGATATTCTTTGTTGTCAAATCGATAGACAACAACCAGACCTTTGCGCTTCACGGTGGTTTTGGTCGGGTCCATAGGCCACAAAGCCAAAACTTCTTTTCCCGATCGCTCGATCCAAGCCAGACCACGACCGCCAGTAAAGACCTGCTGCCAAAAGTACTGCCAGAACTTGAAAGCGCCCATATCCGAGTTGGGGGCTGTGTTCACAATGGTCTCAAGCTTACCGCCCAGACGCTTGGAACCGCCTTTGCCATCACGATATGCGTGACGAGGCAACGCGGCCATTGTGCGGGAAAGAAATGAAACCGCAGCAAGAACCGCGGGCACGGTCAAGGCGCTTTCGATCGTGACAGATGGAAGGTTGACCGGTTGAACGCCAAAGTAAGCTAGGAAATTTTCAGCACTCACCGGTACACCAGCGTTTTCAGGGCTGGCGCGTTGCTCAATATCGGCTTCTCGTCGCGAACGCGAGAACCGCGGGAATATCCTCATGAGGCTACTTTCGTTAGAGTAAATTCTGGGTCGTCCCATGGTGATAGCGAGGACTTGACCTCGATAGGTGTATCGGCTGCAAAACCCGTAACCATGGCCAGGGCCACGGCAGTATCGATGCGCACCGATGCTTTGGTTTTCACGAACCATCGATTATCGAGCGGATCGCGATCGAACGTGGCGCCCATCAGGGCGGTCATGAGAACCGGATTGCGCCGAAGTCTGACGCGACCATCGATAATGGCGTTTTCAAGCTCCGTAACTGAACCCGGCATCCACAAGCCTTGTGGCTCAGGCAGCCCTGCTTCTTTCGCCGCCTCGATCTTTTTATCGCTGGCCTTCGACCGTCGCTTGCCGCCCTGCGGATGCGGGATGTGCTCGATTTCAACGCCTATCGCGTCCAGTTCCTCGCGGAACTTGTCATAGGCGTAGCGGTCATACGCGATGCCCTCGATGTCGAAATCCTGCGACAATTGCGCGACCCGCTGCGCGACGAAGTCGAACCTTATTCGCTTGCCAGGCGAGGCATTCAGAAACCCCTGTTCTACCCAAACATCGTAAGGTGCCTTGTCGGCAAGCGCGCGAGCTTTCAGCGTTTCGGCTGGTGTCCAAGCTTCAATCCATGCGTCGAAAGTCGGCAGTTCTATTGTGCTGCCGTCTTCCCGTTCCATGGTCTTGGTGCCGGTTTTGACTGCACAAGCTAGGGCTGTCATATCGCGCGCGGCAGAAAGGTCTACGGACAGGAATAATTGCTTGCCGCGATGTTCCTCGATCGGATCGAAGTCATCCATAACGGCTTCAACAGTATCGCGTGGCATCCAAGCCTTGTCGGCAGAGGTCCAGACGCAAAAATGCAGCCGAAGAATGCCGTTCAGTTTGCCCGGTATCTGCCTGGCCTGGTCAACTACACCAGCCAGATACTTCTCGGTCAAAATCACACCAAGAAGCGGATTAGCCTTCTTCCAGCAAGACTGATCTTCGAGCGGGTCGTCACCCTTGTCCAGAGCGCAGACATAGGCGAATGTCGTGTCGTCGATCACCTCACCGACATAACTGAAGTCGTCATCAGGCGTTTTCGTGCCAGCCGCTACCCGTACCGCGTGCTCATGTTCCTCCCAGCAAACGCTGTTTCGGTCACTGCCCGAATTCGTGATCATGAAAAGCAGCGGCTGCTGTCGAAATTTGAAACCGCGCTCAAGCATTTCCATGACCGATCGGTCTGGATGCTCGTGCACCTCGTCGCACAAAGCGTAGTGCGGTCTGGGGCCACTGCCGGTTTTACCTGCATCCTTGGAAATCGGGCGAAAGAATGCCTTTTTCTCAAGAAAGGCGATGTTGAACTCACGTCCAATGCCGCCGCTGAAGGTGATCCGTTTTGAAAGCTTCGGAGCCGCCCTTGCCATCTTAACTGCATCCTGAAAAAGGATCTGGGCCTGCTCCTTTTTCGCGCCGGCTGCATAAATTTGCGCGCCCGCCTCGCCGTCTGACATCAGCCCATAGAGGCCGAGGCCACCTGCAAAGGGTGACTTGCCGTTACCTTTGCCTTCCTCGATATAGACACGGCGAAAACGACGATTGCCGTCTGAATCCACCCAACCGAAGATCGAGCCCAGCTTGAAAGCCTGTGAGGCATGCAGCTTGAACGGCTTACCGTCGAACTGACCGTCGTTCAGCTTCAGTCGCTCTTCGAAGAACCGCATCGCACGATTGGCTTTAGCGTCATCCCAAAAATAACCGCGTTCATGTGCTTGTGCCAGATCGTCGAAATGGCGTTGGCAGGCGTTCCGAACATGCGGCCCCGCAACTTCAACACCATCGAGCACGGCGCGCGCGTAAGCATTCACGCGATCAAGCGCCGGCGTCTTAGTCATCTACCAAATCGTCCTTTTCCTCACCGTCATCCGGCATCGAAACTTTCGTCGCATCAGAAGGTGTTGCGCCCATCTGACCGAGACACTGCCGCAGGAGGTTCAACGCCTGCACGCCGACTTCCTCATTCGCTATAACGCGCGTTCGGATCGTGGTGGCGATTTCCAAGAGCGACCTATGCGAGCCATTCAGCCAAGGCAGTTCCTTCGCAAACAAGTTCCAAACTTTGGCCTGCTCGGCATTCATCCATTTCGGCGCCCTACCGATATCGGCAGCCGCTTTCGGTTCTTTCCGTCCCTTGAAGCGGGTCGGATGCGTAACGTTTCTCCCCTCCGCCTCCGCCTTGGCGAGGGGATTTCTAGGTCTGGCCATGAAATCCTCATCTCAACATCTGAATTGGTTTCGCGTGCGCGCTGGCCCATCGCCGGTTCCCCGCTGTCGATCGCCGGAGAGACCGAGATAGCCCCCGGGGGTGCGTCTTTTATGTCACATCACCCGATGGGCCACCCTTCGGCGTCGAATCTGATGACGGTCTGACCAAGGTCTTCGCGCTGCCCATCACGATCGTGGCAGGGCTTGCAAAGCGACACGAAAGGTCCGGTCCAGAACTTGTGTTCATTGCCCTTGTGACCACCTTCGCCGTGATGAACGACAGTAGCTGGTTCAACGATTTCCGATTGAAGGCAATATTCGCATAAGGGTTGCATTCGAAGCTGTACTTCGCGGATGCGTCTCCACCGTGCTGACTTATAGAGCGCTCGGTATTTATTGGCTTCAAGACTGCGTTGGTCACGCATAGTGTCGCTGAATTTGGTTTGACAGAATCAATGGATTGCCTTTCCCTTTCGAGAGAGATTTGCGAGGGATAATGCAAAAATACGAACGTCGTCTCATACTATTCATCGATATACTTGGCTTCAAATCGATGGTTAACAGTTCAACGGTCGATACCCATAAGGTTGAACAGCTTGTCTCCGCTGTAAAAAGTTTGCGGTCTCTAGAGATGGAAAGTTCTGTTTTTAGAAGCCAGCGACTTTCCCAGTTCTCTGACAACGTTGTTCTATCATTCAAGTATAATACGAAGGGAAGTACATTCTGGTTGATTGACCAACTTACCCTCGTTCTTATCGAGATGGCCAGAAAAGGGATTCTATGCCGCGGTGCGATCACTGTCGGCGACCTTTTACACACCAAGGACCTTGTCATCGGCCCAGGATTGGTCCACGCCTATGAATTGGAGAGCCAAGTATCCATTTATCCTAGAGTGATCGTTGACCAAGTTGTACTATCTAACATTGTAAACAATATTAGTGAAAGCAATAATTATAAGACAGAGAAGAGATATATATATGATTATCTAAAAATAGATGGCGATGGATGGCACTGGGTGGACTATATATCATATCAATCTTTTGTGGCATCGGGCCTAGAACCAGAAGACTATGATGAATATCGGGAAAAATTGTCAGAACTAGTTGAAAATAACATTAATTCTAAACACCCAAGCGTAAGCACTAAGTATCGCTGGCTGGAACAAAAGCTGAAATGATCAGGAGAAGAGCAATATTTTGCCGGGAGCGCCGGGGACAGCGCTCAACCGGCTCCGTTGCTTCGATGGGAGGAGAAACCATCTAGGCAACTCAGCGTGGGGAAAGGAGCAAACCCACGCTGATCTCAAATAGAAAAAGCCCGGTCGAAACCGGGCTTCTGAATTACATTCTCGTCTCCCTGTTACCCCTTGGGAACGGGTTTGACTTATAAGTCACGCAGCTTGTCGCACCATCTGGCGTTCAAATCGAGCGCGGGCCCGATCCACATTCATGATGGCCCGTCTCGCCTCTTTGCGCTGACGAAGCTTGATTTTATCCCACGTCTCGCGCAATCCGTTGATGGCTGCATTAATCAAGGCTTTCCCGGCAGCGGATGCTTGCACACCTTTAAAGCCACGATCCTCGCCGATTTCGGTCAATGTCTTTCCACCCAGCACCGCATCTTCGAACGGCGCCAATCCGACGCCCAATGCAGCCCGCAATTCCTCTAGAACGGGTCGCATATCGATTTTCGCAATCATGACGTTCTCATTGAATTTCACGGCAAATGGGCGTGCCTTTACCTTCGTATTGTCATCGGCAACCGCATACTTTTTCGGCTGGTGTGTCCAGTCCATATCGGACAAGCTGCGCTTCCGCACTTCCTTGTATTCGATCTCGCCGCCAGGCACTGTGTTATCTTGCCATCCATTGGCCGCAGCCTCGTCAACATCCTTCTCGCCTTCAAGCTTCAGAGAGCGATATTCCTTCTCCATGCTGGCGTCATAGCCGTAGTCGAAACCACGTAATGGTTGGCTGGCTATCAAGCTGCAAAGGCCGCGATAGAACTCGACAACCTCTACATCATCGTGACGCTTCTCTCGGCGAAGCTGACGAAGAAGCTCCCATCCCTGCAAGTTGTCATTTGCCGCAGACTCTACCAATCCATTGTGGCGCTGGTTGATACGCTCGACTGCCGCAATAATTTGACCATCGGCCAGCACGCGCGCATGTTCGGCCATAGCTTGCATCAACATTCGTTCGGCTGGCGAATGTTCTTGCTTCATTTTCCCCTCCGTCCAAGTCTTGGCGATCTTGTAGGTATTGTCCGTCCCTTCGATCCGCTTCATCCAATCAACCCGTCGCGGGTCCGTGACTGACGATCGGCGCGTCACCTTGCGTGGCTCAGGCATTGGCAAACCGTGTTCGTCCCTGACCAGCGCACCTGACTGGTCGCGCAACCATCGCGTTTTTGTACGATAAGGGTTCTGAACCGGTCCGACTGAGGCTGCGAAAATGTTGATAGGGGTTGCAGCCCGGTCAAAGATCGCACCCTCTCGGCTTTCCTTGGCGCCAGTTACTTGCCTGTAGTCCTGAGCCGAGTTCCCTGCTTCCGTTTCTCCGCGCTGATATTGTCGCTTGGAGGAATGTGCTTGCTTCCCTATGAGGGCGTTTTGCAGGGCGCTTATCCAGTTCACATAACGGTGCGGCTCGATCTCAATCATCAAGTCATTTGTCGGCTGGCGGAGAACAGCGGAGCTCATGCTGCAATCCTTTCAGGCAACTGCCGCATAACTGCCATTGCATAGGGTGAAATTTCGCCAGCGTGGTATCGTGCATCGCGGATCAAGGCTTGTCGGGTGTGACAGTAGCTACGTCCTCTCCATTCAATCCTGCGAGCGCTTTTCGATGATGCGCGATATTGCAAAATCCACTGAATACCCGCTTGGCAGAGGACCACGCGCCAACGGTCGTTGAGATGGGTCACGATGCCGTGGTAGTTCTCGTCGCTCTCGCGGTGGCTTGGCGCCACATCGTGCGCGGCTACAGCTATAGCTTTCATATCTGCTCCTCGTGTTGGTGATGGCTGGTGAGGCCAATGGTGATGGTGTGTTCGTTTGATAAATGCGGTGTTAATGAGCCACAGACGGCAAGGCTGTTATTCGCATAACTGGGGGATGGCGTTCCCAGACGCCTTCCCCTACGTAGTAGGGGTAAATTCCGGGAACGCGGGAACGCCTTTAAAATCAATAGCTTATCCGTTCCCGCCGGGTTCCGGGAACGCCGGGAATGGGAACGCTAAGTGATTGAAATCATTAAAAAAGACATTCCCATTCCCGTGGGAACGATGCGTTCCCGGCGTCATCCGGGAACGGGTTTTCGTATCGCCCCGACCCTGAATTCGCCGATGCCGATTGCGAATTGTCCGCCTGGAACATCAAGCCATTTTGGCGTCTTTTCGCCTTTGGCGGTAGCCCTGACAATCTCGCCACGGTCTAGCGCGCCATCGGCAAGTTCACCCATTTTATGCTTGGACAGTCCACGCAAATCTTCCGGCAAGCGCTCCTTGTTTTCAAACAATCCGGCTTGTCCCGTTTTTGCAAAGGGCTGTCCATCAGCTGCGGCGGCTTCAATGGCTATAACCAATGCTGTACGAAGATCGTCTTGGTCGATGAAATCTCCACCAAGTCGTGCGTTAGCATCGACCAGAAGCCCCGAAGGATTTCGCGAATACGTGGTCAGAATGCGCTTGGCCGCACCGTTTGCCTTCAGAACGCCGCCGTACGCTATACGGTTAAACGTGAACGGGATGCCGATCTGTTTGCATATCGCCTTGCTTTTCTGTTCATCGCCATACCACAGGCCATATGCAACGCGTACACCGTCAACGATGGCGGTTGTGCCGCGCACCGCTTCGCGGGCATCCGCCAGATTAGCAATAGATTTTGCACCCTTGTTCATATGATGCGTGAAAAATACATTAGCGCCACTCTCTGCCGCCAATGACGCAATAGACGCACAAACGAACTGCCCTGCTGCTGGGTCTTCATTCAACGGTAGAAGTGCCAGCAACTGCAACGGGTCCAGAACGACCAGACGGAGATCGGAAAACGACAGCAGTTGGTCTTTCAGACGAGACCAGGCTTCGGTTTCGACAAGCTCTCCCTTCTTCTCGACCCAAAAGGGCTGGATCGATGGTGCCGCCGATGGAAGGGGAACTGCAATCAACCGTTCATTACGCGCGGTCAAGCGGGCCTGTTCCGGATCGATTGCATGCATACGCCTATGAAGTGCGTTGCGGTCATCCTCGCCCGTGAGAAAGACCGCCGTACCCTCCTGAACAACTTGCCCGCCGAAAATTGGAGATGCAAAACGAGATGAACCGAACGCCACTCGGCGCGCAAGCTCCAGCATGAGGTAGGATTTACCAACTTCACCCATAGCGGCGATCAGGCCAGGAATTCCCTTTTCGATCACGCCATCGACTAGGTATTCCACCGGAGGCGGTTCACTGGCGTAAATGGACGATGTCCAGTCTCGCAGATTGAGCACCTGCTTACCCTTGGCTGGATCATTGTCGTTAGACGCCTGCAATTCCGGCGCTGGCTTGTCGGGATCGTAGACGACGCTTTTCGTTCCGGGTATTGCCACCATTATGCGGCACCTCCTGCAAAGACCAGCGGTATCCAGCGCTTTGTTTTGTAATGCTTGAGGCTCTTAGCTACCGGCATATCCAGCATGCCGCCATCATAGAGGTAGACAAAGGGTGTGGTGACCGTCGGCGTGATTTCTTCTGCAACTATCATGGCCATCATCGCCTCGACGGCTTCATCCGACATGCCCGGCCATACAACAAGATTAGCGTCGGCAATGATCCAGGTTTTGTCCCCGGCAAACCCGACTATGTCGCGACACATCTCAATTAGCGATATGCCGGAACGGTGCCGCAGGTACGCGGCAATGGCTGACCTGATATTGTTCACTGCGCAGTCAGATTTCATGCCGCTGTCCTCTCTGCTATATCTGCAATATCTTCGCCCACCGTTTCAGAGGCGATAATCGTCACCTCACGGCCTGCCTCATGCCAACGGCGCGCACATTCATCTGCGGCGCGCAGACCAACGCTGTTCCGGTCATTGTCTGCAAAGATTGTAAGCGCCTCGACACCGTCAATCACTGGAAATCGGCGCATCGTGCCTTCCGACAAGCAGGCCCATACCGGCCCATAACCGAAACGCAGTGCGCCCAGGCCCGTCTCGATTCCTTCACAGATTGACAATCCGGTACTCACGTCATCGTCGCCTGACAGGCGAACAACGCCACCAGCGGCGGCTCCAAGCATCTTCTTGGCTGTACGCTTGCCATCGCGATCGAGAAAAGTGCGATGAATACCGATGGGGACGCCCGTTATAGTATCGGTGATTAATCCGACCATGGCGCGACCACCTGGCCAAAAGCGCAGAGCGTCACCTGCATATGATAGACGGCGCGACCGGAGATATGCTTCAGCCAATGTGCCCGCGATAGGTATGGACCTCGACCAGATATCCGCCGCGGTCTGCTGCTTGCCCAGCTTGTCGACGTCAATCACCGGCAATGGCGTTGCAAATGATACGGGCTGTTCATCGCTCAATCCGAGCCGCGCTTTGACGTAATCACGGCAGTCTCGAAAATCGTCGCCCGCATAGGATGTGACGGTAAAACTGCCGTCTGCCTTGAACGTGACCTGCAAACTGCGGTCACTCTTACTGTGCCCGGGACCTGGGCATAGAACGCGATTTCCACGAAAAGTATCACCGCCTAGGATAGCGGCAGCAGATTTAACGTCGATGATTGTCATTGGTGGCAACTGCTTTCCGCTGTGAGACTGCAAGGATGGCGAGTTGATCGGCAAGATCGATCGGCAAAGAGATGGTTTGGCCGATATGATCACGCGGCCCATAAACCCGATGCCCGTTGCGCGTTTCGACCAGTTTTAGCCGGTAAATCTTGACGCCATTCGGGAACTCCGCATCAAACCAAGCGAGCGTGTTCCCCTCGCCGCGACGCGAGGGGGTGATGTTGAAAATTCGTGCGGCCATGGTTACAGAACGCCCGGTGCAAATGCGGACCAACGGCGTGGACCGCGCCGATAAACCGTGTCGTCTTCTTCTCCTGCGAGCGTCCTGATAAGCAGCGCCTGTGGGTCTATGCGTTCAAAGAATGCAATGCATCCCGACATATCAGTGCAGGCATCCTCTTCCATAAAGACGGTGCCGGTCTTCGTGTGAAAATCGTAATGGATAGAGTTCACGTAGCACTGCATGCCCTCGTGATAATAAGGTTCATCAGCCATGGTGTTTCCTCGTGTTCAGTAGTGGTGGTGTGGTTGGTGATTAGTGGAATCGCGGTGCGCTTGGATCGTCGCAGGAGAGCGGCTCACCGTGATGCGGCACGGGGCGCCATTCGGTCCGATATCCTGTTTCCCGGCCTTGCGGGTCATGGCTCGTAATTCCCCATGCCTGTTCCAGCTCGCCAGCGTTCCAGCGCAGATATGGCGTCGCCGCTTCGATGCGGTAGGGAACAAAAGCGACGGGGAAAGCTTCTGTTTTGCTCATAAATTCTCCTCGTATTTAGGAGCGCAACTACCTGTGGCGCGGGCAGTTGCACATGCGGTGGTTGGTGATGGTGGTGGTCGGTTAGTGGATGGCGATGCTCACGCCGGTTGGGTGCGCAGCTATATCCTCTGCGAATTCATCTTCGATTTCATGCCGGGAAACCTTGGCTAGCCGCGCCAGGGCGCCCCGAATATCAAGGTTCTCACCGCGTCGCTCAGCTTCCTGCTGTAATATAGCAACTCCGGCGCGAAGCCCTCGATGGAATTCCTCATTCCCCTCGTAATCGGTGAACCGGAAATTGAATAAGTCTATCATTTCTTCACGGTTCAAGCGTGATGCTGTATGAGTGAGAAAGAATGAAATTTCGCCGGCGCTGGTCATGCTGCTGCCCTCGCGGCAGCATTATTTTGATTAGCGGCCTGCCAAGTCGATGTAGCAGCGCGGTCGTTGCGCCATGCGTCGAGGTCAGCAATGTCGTAAATGACGCTGCGGCCGAGCTTGAAATAACGTGGACCGCCTCCGAAATGGCGGAGCTTATCCATTGTGCTCTTTGAAAGCCCCAGATAGGCGGCGGCTTCGCGTACTCGAATGTTCTGGTTCATATTAACTCCTCGCGTTTCAGTGGTTGGTGTATGGAACTTCCTCAAGTTTCTATAAATGTATAATGTGCAATAAACATACTCGTGTCAACATAAATGTATTGCGTGCATTAAAAAAATATGCGACCTCGTTTTCAAGATATGGAGAATGAAATGGCCTCGCCGAAAGAATTAGTACAAATCGTCAGCGACGAAATGGGCATTCCAGTGGAAACGGTCACCGTCATCGACCGGTGGCTTGCCGACGCTGGATTGAGAACGAAGGCGCTTCGCGGACGCGGCATCACTCCAATGTCATATCAGGACGCCGCCAATCTGATCATCGCTGCTGCGCATAACGTAAACCCGAAAGATGCGGTAGATGTTGTCCAAAAATACCGCGCATTGCCAGCACACTCGGTAGTACCAGACGTTGATTCAGGCGCGACATTCTTAGGAGAGGATTTTGGAACCGCTTTGGCTGAGATGTTGGAAACAGTTCCACGGGACAAAGTTGCATTTAGTTCGAACTATCGCGACGAAAATCATATGGCGGCCGATGTCTTCATGCATGGTCCAAAACCAAGAGCGGCAATTCACATACTACGTAACGGAGTTTGGTACAGATTCCACTATGGAGATCCATTCCATGGTGGAGGAGACCTTGAGAGGACTGTCAAATTCTCTCAGATCACGCTTGGAAATGTCGGCGAGCTAATAGCAAAAGAATTCCACAAATAGCGCCGCCATCATTTCCCTCCCAGTTTGCCGGAAATATTCCCAGCGATAATGTTTGCCGCTCGCCTGACCGGATCAACGTCAAGATGCGCATAGCGCTGTGTCGTCGACGCCTGCGAATGGCCCAGTAGCTTTCCTATCACCGGCAGCCCCAAACCGCCTCCAGCCCCAATTGAAGCGTAGGTGTGACGCAGGTCATGAATTCTGAGCCCATTCAAACCGGCTCGCGCTGAAATCATCGCCCATGGCTTCTTAATGTCGTGGCGCGGTTTTTCGTCGGGCAAACCAGCGCTTTCGCTGGCGACAACGTAAACACCAACCCGCGGTATCGACTTGATCACCTCTATCGCCGCGTCCGAAAGAACGACTGTTTTTCGTCCAGTCTTCGAGTCAGGCAGGAACAGCAGGCCGCGCTCGAAGTCCACCTCTGACCAGCGCAGATGGAGGATTTCCCGCAGTCGGCAACCCGTGAGCAACAGCAGGCGGATGGCGCCAGTTATGTGGGCGCCGTACACGACATGCCTTTGATGGCCCTGTTTCCGATGCCGGCTTTTCTCCCCGTCGCCTTCTACATCGTACGGGATGCCAGTCGTCTCGGCCTCGGTCAGCGCCGCGCCCAAGCGCTCCAACTCCTCGCCGGTCAAAAAACGTTCGCGCGGAGTTTCATCAAAGCGCTCTATTTTCTGGGTTGGATTTAGTCCCTCTTTAATCAAGCCAAGATCGCCCGCCCAGTTATACATCTTCGAAAGGACTGACAGCATTTTGTTCGCCGCGTACGGGCCGCCAGTGCCATCGGCCTGCTTCTCAGAAACCTTGTTATGCAGCTTTGTCAGATCGGCGCGCGTCACCTTTTCGGCCGCTTTTTTACCGATCGCGGGCTTGATATGCGTCTCGATGGCTCCCTCGTAGCCCTCGACGCTATTAGCCTTACGCTTCTTCTTGACGTGATCGCGCATGAACCGGTCGGCAATCTCAGCAACGCTCAGTGCGGCCCGTTCGCCTGCCCGGTCAGCAGCTGGATTACCGCCCAGTGATACCGATGCCAGTATTTTCTCCGCAGCAGTTCGAGCCTGATCGGGCGATAATTCCATACCACCGATCCGCATCCGTTTCTTGGTCACGGAGCGACCACCAGCGCCTGGACGATATTCCACGATCCATGATTTTGTGCCAGTCGGTGCTACCTTCATCCCAAAGCCTGCGAGTGTTTCATCGTAGTAGAATGTCGTCTTTTCCGGCGTCACAATTGCTTTCACCGTCTTCTGGTTTATTTTTATTACAGGCAT